TCAATTTCGCGGTATGTTGTTCAAACGTCCGGTACGGATGACTCGGTCAACTACGCTGGTCACGGCAAACATCAGGCTTATCAGCTTGCCAAACGCGGTAAGCAGATGAAGAAAGACTGGGAGTTCATGCTTGCAAACAACGTAGCGAAAGCTGCGGGGGATGCGACGGAAGCACGAGTCACCGCTGGTCTTCCTTCCTGGCTTGCAACCAACTATGTTTCGATGAACCCGACTTCGGGTTCGCCAGCCGCAGCAGCGGGAACAGGCGCAAACACAATGACAGAGGCGACCGCCACTGCTTCCATCACGGAAGCTGGCATCAAGAATGTCATTCTCGACTGTTTCAACGCTGGTGGTGAGCCGGACATGATCTATTGCCCTGCGACAATCAAACAGGCGATCTCAGGTCTGTCCAGCAATGCTGGCCCTGGTTACACGATTCAGAACAACATCAAAGGCAATGGCATGGCGACAGCGGTAAACGCCGTCGATGTGTATGTTTCCGACTTTGGTACGTTCCGAATTGTTCCAGGCAGGAACCTCCCGTCAACCGAACACGTTTTCTTCCTCGATATGGATCATTGGGGAATAAGCGTCCTTCGGGATTGGCAGGTCATCGACCTCGCCAAGACGGGTGACTCAACCAAACAGATGCTTCTGTACGAAGCTGGCCTCATTGCCAAAAATGAGAAGTCCAGCGGCATCTTGGCTGACTGTAAAGCCTAAGTCGTAACCGGGGGGGGTGGGGCAACTCACCCCCCTTTTTTCTCTATGGGCCTGGCAGGTTTTCGACGCTGAGAAAAATTGAATTCCTCAACGGACCTCGGTTCAAGTCCGAGCAGGTCCACCACTTCTTTTATGAAAGAACTAGAAACAAACTGTCCGAATATCAAGGACGAACACGGTGGAAAAGTTATTTTTCCCTTTGGGCCGTGCATTTACCAGAATTTTATCTCTGACGAACTACGGGATTCCCTCTTATCTGCCGGAAAGAAGGTAAGAGATGAAGACCACGATTACAGAGCAAAACTCGCGGGCAATATGTATCAGGGTGGGTCGTACCGATACGACGATGAATACCTGGCAGAGATTTACCCCGAGTTACTGAAGTTCCTTTTTCAGTGGTTCGATTTCATGGTGCATCACTACGGGCACAAGCGAATCAATTTCGCTCCCGGCAATAGTGATATGGAAATCGGGATGACGGATTTATGGATCAACTTCCAGAAAAGGTTTGACCATAACCCACCTCATCAGCACCACGGCATAGTTTCATTCGTTGCCTACCTGGATGTGCCTACAAGGATCTTTGAAGCACAAGCCAAATCAAATGTGCAACACGCGGGACATATCGTTTTCCGGTATGGGGAGTCGATCAGCCCACTGAGCGTGAATATGTGGGATGTCGTTCCGCAGAATAATTTGATTCTGCTTTTCCCGGCTACGTTGGATCACATGGTTCCCCCTTTCTGGGTGGACGAGGAAAGGATCAGCGTGTCCGGTAATTTCAATATCACTGACAGAAATGTCGTTAGCCTCAACGGTGCATGATGAAAAAATCTCTTAAATCAACGGAAGAAATCGCAAAGGCGATGACCAAACCGCAGAAGTCACAACCACAGAAAAAGAGCGAGGAACCTACGGATGCTATCGGTTGGCTGAAAAAAGCCTACGTCGAAGATAAGTATTCCGGCCAGGGATCTCCGAAGGTTGGAAAAATTGGATATTTGCTATGAGCAAGCTGAATTTTGAAAACACATACGGTCGCCAGACCGATATGCTTTTTGACGAAACCGACAACACTTTCCGGTTTCAAACCCGTCAGAACGCGACACCCATCCTTGACCACAACAAACGCAAGTTCAACGACTACGGTGACAAGCTGACAACTGGCAAGCGCGGTGAGTGGCATCACGCCGCCTCCATTCCGATCACGGAATGGGAAAAATGGATGAGGCTCAGTAATGGCGAAGTGGCGAAAGATCCTCGCGTCCTTGCTGCCTTCGTCAACGACCCCGATTACAAATATTTTAAAGTGGCTCCGACAAACATTTAGGTATGAATATGAGAAACATCAACAGCAACGTCTTCCGTCCCGGCAAGACCCACACGCTCTCAGCGACCACCTCAAGCGGTGCAACCCGCACCAGTGCGTTCACCACGCAGATCAATGAGGTGATGGTGACCGCTACCGCAGCCTGTTTCATCGAATTTGGGGGAGATCCGACAGCAGCGACCTCCACAACCTACATCGCGGCGGGAACCCCGTATTTCTTCCGGGTGAGCGAGGCGAACAAGTGCGCTGCCATCACTGGTAGTGGGACTTCCTCTGTCTATATCACTGAACTGACCAGATGAAGCAAGTCGCTATCGTCGGCCTGTCTCCGTCTACCCATGATGATGCGCCTTTTGAGGATGACGATTGGGAGGTATGGGGTCTGCCGTGGGACAACGACCACTGGCCGTACTACGACCGAGCGTTTGATATTCATCCCCTGGAGTGCATAAAAGAGGCGACCCCGAGTTTCTACCAGCCGAACTATCTTCGACGGTTGAGTGAAGATCTTCGCGACCTGGATATGCCTCTTTATATGCAAGAAGCATACCCAGAAGTTCCAAACGCGATCCGGTATCCGCTGGAAGATGTAGTAGGTGTAGTTGGAGATTACTTCAACTCGACCATCGCCTATATGTTGGCCCTCGCTATCTATGAGGAGTACGACAAGATCGCGCTCTGGGGTGTTGACCTCGTAGGGCAGGGCGGTTGGGGTCATGCAGACGAATACATGGATGAGCGCCCAAACATCGAATACCTCTGTGGTTTCGCCAAGGGGCGCGGTATTGAGATTTGGACTCCAGATGTGTGTCCGTTGCTGAAGTTCGCCGGACGCTTCCCCCTTGGGAAGATCGTCCCGCACTACGGCCCGAGATACGGCTACTTAAACAAACCCGGAGATTTTTCCGAACTCGGGCATCCCCCGAAAGACTGGAAAGGTCATTCAATAGCCCCGGCGAATAGAACATGGCAATAAGCAATTATTCCGAGCTACAAACTGCTGTCGCTAATTGGCTGGACAGAGATGACCTTTCAGCGCGGATACCGGAATTCATCACGCTTGCAGAAGCGCGATTCAATCGTGAACTCAGAATCCGCAAGATGGAGACAACCACCACGGCCTCCACAGTTGCCGGAACGAGAGCGTATGACCTTCCAGCAGGTTGGGTGCAGGGTCGCAATATGCAACTCAACACCGACCCCATCACGCCGCTGGAATATCTCTCGCCGGAGATCATGGATCGCCTCTACGCGGGATCGTCATCAGGCAAGCCGCTGACGTTCACCATTATCGGTGACAAATACCATCTCGGACCATCGCCGGATGCGGTTTACACCGTGGAACTCGTCTACTACAAGAAGTTCGACGCCCTTACCGATTCTGCGACCACAAACGATATGCTGACGGACAACCCGGACGTATATCTCTACGCCTCGTTGCTTGAGGCTGAACCCTTCTTGGCAAACGATCAGCGAGTCCAGTTGTGGCTGGCAGCGTACAAGGAAGCAATCAACAACATTCAGAACGCGGATAGCCGGGACAGACACTCCGGTAATTTGCTCCGAATAATGACCACCACAGGCTCACCATAGGAGGCCAATAGGAAGAAAATATGGCACTTGAATCTGGCACATACCTTGACGATTTGGTTAATACCAATCCGACTGCGACAGATAATGTTAGCCAGGGCGATGACCACCTCCGTTGTCGGTCGTGTTCTTAGGAACATAAAAGGCGGCTCTATCAGGCAACTGATAGATGAAACGATGTGAATTCGGTGAACATCCCTCTGGGACAATACCGAGCGAAGCCCCTAACGGGGAACGTGTAACGACTATCCTGTAAAGGAGTAGGAATCGAGCGATTCCGAAGCGCATCGCATCCCACGCGGATGAAGATATAGTCTCCTCTCGTTGGTAACAACGAGCAGTCCGTAAGGACGGGGCAGATTTAGCGAATCTGTCTGAAGATAACGCTTATAAAGAAAGTCCTGAAAAACTCATTCCCATCTGTGGATGCAGCGGTCAACGCTATCCACACGGGAACATCTGCTCCCTCTACGGCAATTTCAGCGGGATTGCTCTGGTTTGATACAACCAATAATGTCCTCAAGCTCAGAAATGAGGCTAACGACGCCTGGATAACGCTACCGATCTCTCCGGTCACCTCCAACACGGTTGATGTTGATGGCGGCGCGATTGACGGCACACCGATTGGTGCAGCATCAGCGTCAACGGGTAAATTCAGCTCGGTCAATATTGCTGGCGACGGTGCAACCGTCACCGGGATCAAAGACGAGGACGATATGTCCTCCAACTCAGCGGTCAAACTTGCAACGCAACAGTCGATAAAAGCATACGTCGATGCACAGGTCACCGCGCAAGATCTCGACCTCACGACCGACAGTGGCTCGATCGATATTGATCTTGACTCCGAGACTTTAACCATCGCTGGTGGTGAGGGAATCGACACCTCGGCATCCTCAACCACGGTGACCATTGCGGCTGAAGATGCCTCGACATCAAACAAAGGTGTCGCATCTTTCTCAAGCGACAATTTCTCAGTCTCCTCTGGCGCGGTCACGATCAAAGATGCGGGTGTTGCAAACGCAGAACTCGCAAATATGGCGGCAAACACCGTCAAGGTCAGGGATGCGAATTCCTCTGGCGCACCTTCCGATAAGGCAGTCGCAAACACTCAGATCCTGATTGGTGATGGCACAGGCTTTACGGCCGCTGCTCTCAGCGGTGATGCGACGATGACCAATGCGGGTGCGGTTACCGTTGCCAAGATCCAGGGCAGAGCAGTTTCTACAGTCGCCCCGACCAACGACTACGTTCTGAAATGGTCAAGCACTTCAAGCGAATGGCAACCCACAGCGTTTGCTTACCCTGACAAGCTCACGACTAAGGGCGACCTGCTGGTCTACAACACGGTTGACTCGGAAACGCGACTCGCCGTGGGTTCAAACGGAAAAGTGCTGACTGCAAACAGCAGCGCGACGAATGGTGTTGCCTGGGATGATCCCACCGTCGCGGATGACGCGATCACCACAGCAAAGATCGACGATGATGCCGTTACGCCAGCGAAGATCAACATCCTCGACGACTCTCTGGCGGCGACCAACGCCCACATAATGGTCGCTGATGGCACGGACTTCCACAACAAGGCAGTCAGCGGTGATATAGCCATCACCAACGCTGGAGTCACCTCGATTGCAAGTGGTGTCATTGTCAATGACGATGTAAAGAGCGATGCGGCGATTGCATTATCCAAACTCGCCAGTGACCCGAGCAACGCCAGTAACTTGGCGTCAGGAACAGTACCCACTGCACGGTTAGGTAGTGGAACGGCATCTTCCTCTACGTTCCTTAGAGGGGATAACTCCTGGGCTGCTGCTGGGGGCGGGAAAGTCTTACAGCTTGAATCGACGCTGACGGTTAATCCCGGCTCTGATCTTACGACAACCAGCACCAGTTACGTTGCGATGGGGTCTGAGTATGAGGTCGATATAACGCCCGCCGCAACGAGTTCAAAAATTCTATTGCAGTTTGTTGTCCCGGCGCATTTCACGGACGGGTCGGCTTATCAGACAGCCTTTACCATTTATAGAGACATTGGGGGTGCAGGGTATTCAGAAATTACCACAGGCGCGAAAGGTGTTCACCAGAGTCAGGGATCAAGTTATCAGATAGTGACCATTGTTTGGCTGGATTCTCCCTCTACGACGAGCGAGTGTACTTACAAGCTCTATTGGAAGGTCGCAAACGGAACGACAGCGAAAGCTGCCTCTAATGCCGCTCATGCGGCGATTGCAATGGAGATAGGCGCATGAGTTTTTTAACAGAAGCAATCCTCGCTCTGCGCCCCGGCGCACAGTTCTCGACGAAAGGCGACACGATAATTTGGCACGACACCGAACAGACTCAGCCGACTGATGCGGAGATCGAGGCGAAACAGTCGGAGTTACAAGCCGACTACAACGCCAAAGAGTACCAGCGTCTGAGAGAGCCAGAATATCCAAAACTAGGGGATCAGTTGGATGCGCTGTTGAAGCATCTCAATTACCGCAGAACGCAGGGGGATGAGTTGGTCCAAGATTTGGACGACATCATTTCCGCATGGTTAAGCGTTAAAAGCAAATACCCGAAGGGTTAAACATGGCCCTAGTCGCAATGGAGAATGTCGGGGAAGTCGGCATCTGGAAAGATACGCCCCCTTGGCAGTTACCGCAGAACGCTTGGTCGGACGGGAACAACGTCAAAGCATGGCACGGTTCAATAGAGAAGATCCCAGGCTACGCCGAAGTAATGGCGACCTGTCCGGTTGCCCCGTACTACGTCACCTTTTTGCAAGCCGCAGAGTCAAAGTATTTTATCGTCGGTGGTCTGGCAAAGATCTATGTATACGACGCAACAACGCTGACCAATGCGCTGAACGGCGGGGTGAATGATTCTGTTACGACCCTGACCCTTGATTCGACAGCGGGTTTTGAAACCAAGGGAACCGTCACTATCGGTTCAGAGCAGATCACATATACCGGGAAAAGCGCAACCCAGCTAACAGGCTGCACGAGGGGGGCTAATTCAACCACTGCCGCCTCTCACTCAGACGATGCTGTTGTGACCCGCACAAAAACCTGGCGCAACATCACCCGATCCGCGAGTGATTATTCCGCTACGGCTGCTGAAGGATGGTCATCCACCGTGCTGGGCGGGATTCTCATCATGGTCAACCCCAACGATGACCCGCAATTCTGGGAGCTGACCTCCGGCTTGCCCAACACCGGCACTCTCATGGCCGACCTTTCTAACTGGCCCGCCTCTACCGAATGCAAGGTGATGAAGTCCTTTAAATCATTCCTTGTATCTCTGAATGTCTCCAAATCCTCTGTCAACTATCCCGCTCTGGTGAAGTGGTCAACAGAGGCCGCGACCTTATCCGTTCCGTCTAGCTGGGATGAAACGAGCAACACGGTCGATGCGGGTGAATATTATTTGAACACGGGAGTTGGGGAGGTAATCAGGGACGGTTTGCAGTTAGGCGATACCTTCCAGATTTACACTTCGGGCAGTGTGTACCAGATGAGTTATGTTGGCGCACCCTTTATTTTCTCTTTCCGCAAGGTTGCCCCGGTCGGAATCATGGAGAAGAACTGCGTCACAGAGTTCCCTGGCGGTCATTTCATTCTGGGTATCGATGATCTGTACATTAACAATGGTCAAACGGTCACGCCGATCATGCCGTCTGAAATTCGAGACTGGATGTTTGGCCTAATTGATGGTGAATACGCCGATAAATCGTTTGTGGTGACAGATCATGGGCGCGGTGAGATTTACGCCTGTTTCGCATCTGGTAACTCCGCGTCGAACCAAGTAGATAAAGCGGTCATTTACAACTACATAAGAAACACTTTCTCCATTCGGGATCTTCCTGATCTTGCGAGCATCACTCCGGGCATTGTTGACGATCCCGCGTCGTTTACGACATGGGCGGCAGCGAGTGGGAGTTGGGATTCTGCTTCGGGTCGGTGGGCGATGACCTTCGACAAGTTTGAGGATGTGCTTGTGTTTGCCTCTCCCGCGACAACAAAGTTGTTTCGGGATGGAAGCGGTCACAAAGAAGACACAACCAACATGACCTCTTACGTTGAGCGCACCGGGTTATCCCTAACCGCACAGGGCGTTCCCGATCAAAGCGCCGTAAAACGGATTTCTGCGATCTGGCCGAAGATGGAAGTGCTTAACGATGACACCGTAAATATATATCTGGGTACTCAGATGTCCACAGAAGAGGGTGTCAGTTGGAAAGGCCCGTTTGTCTTCAATCCTGACACGATGTCAAAAGTGTCATGTCGCGCCAGTGGGAAACTCTACGGCGTGAAGATCGAGAGCGCGGCAGACACTCATTGGAAGTTAAGTGGTTTGGCTTTTGAAGTAGAGGACGCGGGACGCAGGGGTAGCCGTGGCTATAGCTGATAGCAAGAAGGTTAAATCGGTAACCAGGTATCAGCCGGGGCCACCGCCTACAAACCCTGACGATATTCCCGTTTATCTCACCAATGAATTAAACCGTCTGGGGGAGGTCGTTTTTAACCTGTCTAATCTCCGATTGGAGGAAACCTTTGCTGAACCAGACAAACCCCGAAAAGGCCAACTCGCATACGCCGATGGCTCAAGTTGGAACCCCGGAAGTGGGGGAGCCGGAATTTACTTCTTCAACGGATCAGGGTGGACAAAGCTCTGACGTTTTTCTCCTCAAGCCGGAAGAGGTTGAGGATTTCTGGCCCCTCGTTGTAGATCACCTTCAAAAAGCAGTTCCCCACTCCGAAGGCGAAGTGCTGCCAGAAGATATGTTGCCGAGCCTCGTCATGGGCGATATGCAACTCTGGTTTGCGGTAGAGGAGAAGAAGATCACCGCTGCAATGGTGACACAGATTATTCCCTACCCGAGAAAAAAGATTTTACGAATTCTCTCTATTGGTGGGGAAGGATTTTCACGCTGGTACAAGCATATGCCCAAGGTCGAAATGTTTGCAAAAACAGTCGGCTGCTCTGGGATTGAAGCGTGGGGACGGAAAGGTTGGCTAAAGGCATTGCCGGATTGGAAATGCTCATATCACATTTTAACGAAAGAGATTAGCGATGGCTAAAGTTGCCGGAACGAATGTCGATGCTGCACTGATCGACGAACTAAAACCCAAAGGTATGGACGCATACGAATGGGGCCAGTTCATCACAAGCACAGACAACCCCAACGATGCGCTATTCGATATGGCGTTCTGGTCAATTCCAGGGGGGCAGGGGCAGGGAAATCCATACGTTGGGAATGTTCAATCTGATCGTTGGTCGCTCGACACTGGAAAAACCTGGGCAGAGCAGTACGTCAACAGCCCCGGCGACACCTACAACCTTGTGGGCGGGAAAACGGTTGAAATGGCCGCTGAAGGAACAGGGTTTTCGGGGGTTCAGGTTTCCGATACGCCCACAGGAAATTTCTACGGGACGAACATTCCAAGAAACTCGATCCCCTCATATCTCGTTCCGCGTTTTGACTCTCGCCTCAAAACCCATGTTGATGCGAAGGAGTGGAAGGAAGCCAACGACACCATCTTCGACATTGCATGGGAGGCTGGCAGAAAGTATTACGGAACCCCGACTGACGGCAAAGGCGGTTACGGGGGAGGCAATCAGTTTGTCGGCATGGTTCACAGCGACAAATGGAGTTTGACCGACGAAGCTGCCCCAGCGTGGGGAATGTCGTACATCAACTCAACCAACGATGTTTACACAATCGACCCGTCATCGCCTCTTTACGAAGGCCCAGGAACGGCTATCCGATTTGATGGAAAACCGTTTTTAAGCGTTCCCTCCGCTGGTGCGACTGGTAAACGCACCACCCTCTCCGTTCCGGGCGGCGGTTTCGATCAAACTGCAAACGCTTATCTGAAAAATGTTGGCGTAGGCGAGAACTTGGCTTACAAGCCGTGGATGCCTCAAGCCTGGGGAACAAGCACAGGCGATCCCTATTATTCGGGAATTCCTGGCGGAGATACTGTTAGAGACACCCTCTACTACTACGGTGGTCGCACACCAGGGTTAGTCCCCGGAGGTTGGCAACCGCAACGACCACCCGGAGGACGGTCAGTCTACCCGGTGACAAGGACACCGCTTTTCCCGTCAGGAATGTCATCTGCCCCCGCAAGCGGCGC